CTTAGGAACAAACTCTTCAGAGTTGAAGTTCAATATAGGCCCAGAGTAATTAACAGTCGTAGAACCTCCTGCACCACCACCTGCATAAGACGAACCAGTGCCAGGGATTACAGCTTCACCTCTAGCACCTGCTGAGTAGCGTTGCATACTTGCAGCCATCTTTGATGCAGGAATTATGTATTCGTCTTCTCCTGCCTCTCCTATCAGTCCTACGGTTGGTCTTGTTACCATTCCACCAGTAGAGAATGATCCTGCTGGGAAAGTATTTCCATATTTCAAATTATCTGCGGCAACCATCGCACCAGTTCCACCTGAAGCTACTCCCCCAGATCCAAACGAAAAAGCACTCATTATTGCTTTTTGAAGCATCATGCTTGCTATTTGTTTAGCTATACTCGCTAATGATTCACCCAATGATTTAGTACCATCTATTAATCCTTGAATTGCATTAGCTAACCCTGTAGCAATTGTTTGTTTTATATTTTCATACATTTCTCTTGTCTTCTCTGCTGCTTCAAAAGACTCTTCTGCTTTAGCTAATGCAGTTACAGCAACTCGAACTTCATCTTCCTTCAACTTAGGATTTTCTTTTAAAATATCGTTTATCTTCTTCTCAATAGTCGCTTGTTTTTCTCCTAATCGTATTTTTTCATTCATAAATTTAGTTTCTTCTTCTAGCTCCATTAATTTTGCCTTACCTGCTGTTAATAAAGGATCATTACCCTTATTAATCTCTTTTTGAATTTCAACCATTTTATTTAAAGCATCCATAGCTTTAGCTGGATCTCCTCCAAATATTCTTCCTTTATTAAATTTTTCAAATTCAGCTTGTGCGTCTGTCAATCTTGGATCAGTAGAAACTTTTGCTTGTCTAATTAAATTTGCTCTTTCTAATTGCCCTGTAATACCTCTTCCAATACCTGTACTGTTAATAAAATTAGCAAAAGCAGATTTCATTTGCGTCATTGCTTTAGCAAATTCACTAGCAAGTTTCGTTGTCTGATTCCCAAATTCAGACAAAGCTTTTACACCTTTAGATCCAACAAGGCTAATCATTCTTTCTCTTACAGCTTCAAAAGCGGCTTCTTTACCTTTTACTTGTTCAAGAATAGATATGTGTTGTCCATAAGCTGTGTCTGTTTCTCCCAGAGCCGATACTAAAGCTGTGATATTTGGCTTAACGGAACTAAAGGCTTGCCCTAGTTCAGAGATACTTTTAACAAACCTATCTACAACAGAACCTACACTTGTACCTACCAAAGAAAGAGCAAAACCAAATTGACCCCCCATCATTCCACCGCCAAAACCACCTGCTGCACCACCAACAGACGCACCTAAACCTTGTCCAAATAAAAGAGGAAATGCACCACCAATAAGTCCACTGCCCACAGCCCCTTTAAACTTTTGTCCTCTAGCTCTTCTTTCGGCTAACTTAGTAAGCTTTATTTCTGTCAAAAGTTCTTGATTAGCCATTTCCATATTCTGTCTTCTCTGAATACCAGATAATTTTCCTGCTTCTCTTCTTTTTATTTCTTCTGCCACAATATTTTTAGTTGCTTCTACCTCTGCTTGCCTAGCTGCTTTTTCAGCATTTGCTTGAGCAGCTAAAGCTTGTACCTCTGATTGAAATTGTTGTTTGTTTTTAGCTCTTAACTCTGCCTTTTTTGCTAACTCACTTGTAGCTTTTCTCTCTAATTCTAATAAAGATCTCTGTAAGGAATCTTGTTCTCCCAGTATCGTCTTTATCCTCTGTTCTACATTTACTCTTTGTCCTACCAAAGTACCTGTACCGTCTTTAGCAATAGAAGAAGTTTGTCCTGCTAAAAGTCTTGGCCCCGCTGGTTGACTGTATTGAGAAGGATTCACTCCTCTAATACTGTTTAGTAGTCTTGATCTTTGCTCTAGTTCCTTGTTTACTGCTTTCTCTGCTGCTACTAAGTTTCTAGCTGCGTTTGTAGCAGCTCTAGTACCTAATACACTTTCATTAAAATTATACGCAGCCTCAGTTAAAGCCTTATTTAAATTATTTAAAGAAGGAACAACATTAGATTTCGTTACCTCTGCCCACTTAACTAATTTGGCATGAGTCTTATCAATCTGATTTGCACTAGCTTCTAGTCTTTTAGTAAGAAGATCTAACTGCTTAGTGCCTTTTACAGCAATATTTATATCGGCTGTATAGGCCACGATGGTTTAAGCCACGCACTACGCAACAGTCTAGCGGAGTCTCTTCGCTCTATCTATTTCTTTCTGCTGGTCTTCGTTTAAAACTTGAAAATAAGAACTCCACCCAAGTATTTCTTCTAGCGTCATTTGTCTTACTTCTGCAAGAGACTTCCCTAACTCTTTAGCGATGCCAAATTGAAGCATCAACAAGTTATCTTTACGAAGCTCTGCACTTAGGATTTTGGGTCAATAGGCTCTTCATCATCACTAATAACAGCAAGCATTAGTTTTTGTAAATCTGCATCTCTGACTTCATTCTTTAGTACATCTATTTCGCCTAAAGCAAATAAACGCTGCCCATTTTCATCTTGAGCCTTTGTCATTAATAAACGTAGTGCAAACTCGTTAGCATCATCTCCTCTTGCTCCTTTTTGTGCTCTTTCTCTTTCTGCCATTGTCAGGGGAGTTACCCACATTTCAAATAACGTTCCATCAGATAGTTCTACCTCTTTTCTTGTAGCCTCTAAGTTTGCTGCCTTTTTTAAACGATCTATTGCTCTCATAAATGTTTTTTGTGATTTAGAACTAGATGCCATAACGGTATTTTATGTGCCATTACTATAGCTCAATAGTCAATAAAAAACCCTGCAAGGAGCAGGGTTAGTGGAACATTCCGATTCCGTTACTATTATGAACGGCTAAAGTCGAATGTTGGTACGCCAGCAGGACGGAAGTTAACTGTTACTGCTTGTGCATCATCAGGAGTAACACCTAAAGAAGCAGAAGTTAATGTTGCGTCAAAGCTAATAAAACGACTAAGAGTGTCACTTACAGTTCCACCGCTATATACACGGTCTGTATAAAGTTTGAATCCTGCACCAACCTGTTGACGCTGAAGAACATCTTCAATCATGCGGTTAGAAAGAGAAGCATCTTCGTTTGTCATGTAAGCAGTTGCACTACCTGAACCATCACCAAATCCAGCAATGTACTTTCTAAATGGAACGTACTGACCAGGATCACCACCGATTGTAGTTACATCAATTTCAGCTCTTTCAATTTCAAATGTCCACTGATTAACCTGACTAACTGATTCAAAAGCAGCATAAGCAACTTGAAACTCGTTAGGAGCTGCGGCTGTTCCAACATCAGTTAGGTTTACAGCAGAACCACCAGCAGATGCAGATACAATCAATGCTCCTGTTGCTGCTGTATAAGTAATGACGTAGTAAGTTGTTCCAGCAGTTAATCCAGCAGGTAAAGTCCCTGTTCCTGATCCACCTGTAGAGGAATCAACGACACTAAATT